GATCTATGAGGAGAGAGAACCTATGTAATAATTATAAAGAAGATGCTGATGAAGGTCAAATCTATAGAAGGTTTATAGTCTAACTATGGGTGGAACTTAACGACCCCCCCTATAGTCCCCCCCAAGTGTTTATCTACAAGTGTCGGTTAATAAGAATTACTTATAAAGCCATCGTTAGGGGTATTAGAATTATTTATCTGTGAAGGATTCATACCCATAGCAGTTTGAGTGATGGTGTTATTCATAAGGGAACCCCAGTTATCTAGGTGAACTCTTAGTAATTCATCTTTACGAGATCTTATATTACGGTCTTCATC